CTCGCGAGAAATGTGGCGCGATCTTCTGGGCAGCTCGATATCAACGCGCAGTCGACCATTTGCCGCAGGCACTCCCGAATTTGCGCGTATTCGGGCTGTGTAATCTCGCGATCCGTTGTGAATTCGTCGGGGCTGGTAATAGCTACTATCTCGACGGGGCCAGTGGCCAATTTGATGACTGCGCTCGCCATGCCGTGAGTCTCATGGGTATATTCGGCTAAGCCACTCATCGGCGGCGCGCCTCACCGTATCGCCGCAACCATGCCCCGAAACAAAGCCATAGAAGCGAATGCTCTGAAAGCTCATGGCACTTTGGACAGGTGACGCCGGGCTTGCTCACTTGCGCCCCTTCTTCGCAGCAAATACCTTGAACAGGTCCGGATCCCGCGAGCAAATCGCCATGTCCCCAATCGATTCCGGACTCGCAATAATCCTCATACCCGCGACTTGGCTGCCTTCGCCGAGCCCTCTTTTTGCAAGCGCAATCTTGATCGGCCCATTGACATGAATCAGCGTCGGTGCGAACCCGCACAGCCGTTCGTACGCCGTGCGCGCCTCGATGATATTACGGATCACGTCCCGATACGGATCAACGCTGAAATCAGGCGCGGTCATCACGGACGTCACTCCCGCACCGCCTGCGGCGCCAGCGTCGCCATGTCGCGGATCGGGGCCGCCGTGGTGAATTCTTTGATAAAGAGTTCCATGGCTAGGCAGGCCGCTCCGTCCTCGTCGCGCGATCGGATCGCGTACGTCCGCCGGTGGGCGTGCGGGGGATGGCCTACAGCCGTGGCATGGAACAGGAACGGACGCTGGACACGGGAAATCAGTTCGACGGTGACGTCGACTTTCGGGACGGCTGACTCAGGCTTGACAAGCATGGCCGCATCCTACCTCAAGCCGGGTACAGCGGCGAATCCTGACCGCCGCGGGGGTAGATTTTCTGCGATTCCAGGTCGGCTTCGCGTTCGGATTGGCGGACGAGCAGGCCCATGTCGCGGAGCTTGCGCAGGCCCATGGAGGTGAGATCTACAAATTCGTCATGCTTTCCTCGCGGATGCATAGCAACTTGCGTAATGACCTTCTCCATCCAGGGCCGATCCGGTCCATGAATGATGCCTTCAGCAAACAGATGCTGCACGCTATATAGGCGCGCGGTCTTATCCTGACTCTTCGGGTCGAACAGTTCGACACCGAAGCGCTCGCGGTTATACAGACGTCGGATTTCCTGCGCGACACTGATACCCGACGCCTTGTTCTCGATGAGTAGTGAGTCGACCTTCATCTTGATACAGGTCTGTGCGACTTTCTCAACCAATTCGTGCAAGGCTAAGTGCGCGTCCCATGCCCACATGCACATCACCTGTGGCGCAAATTCAGAATAGGTCGCGTCGGGGCGAAAGGTCTGGCCATCCGGCCCAACGATGCGCGTCGTTTGTGACTTGACATCGCCTGAGAAGATGCCCCAAACGATCATGCCACTCGGATCGTTCATGGTATCTTCCGTGTAGGCCGTATCCAAACAGGCCAACACGAAATCCATCGGTGGGTAACTATCCAACTCCCATAATTTCCACCATTCACGGAGGATTATTCCACCGCCCTTTGGCTCCGGCCTTTGCTGAATCTGCCCCGCGAACGTAAACGGCCCCATGCTTTTTTCGAGGCGCTTCAGGTACGGTTCGCTGAACCTTTCGGGCCACAGCAACTCGCCGGGTTCCGTGCGCGGGTCCTTCCAACCTATGGACGTGTGGAATGAACGTTCAGGCTCGTAACGACCCGGCAAACACAAATGCGTCCAGCCATCCGCCTCGTGTTCAAGGATGTGCCCCGTCAGATCATCTTCCCCGAGGCGCTGCTGAATGATGATAAACGCGCCGTGCTCCGGATCATTCAAACGCGTCGGCATGGCGGTCGTCCACCACGTTATGGTTGTTTCGGTGGTTGCCTCACTCTCGACATCATTCGCCGCGTTCGGATCATCTATACAGATGATGTTACCGCCTTCGCCGGTGACGCCTGCGCCGATCGATGTGATGAGTCGGTCGCCGCCTTTGTCGTTAGAGAATCTGGACTTGGTGTTCTGGTCGTACGCGAGTTTGAACCTGTCTCCCCAGCGCGCCTGATACCACGGTGACTCGATCAGACGACGGCATTTGACGGAGTCACGCAATGAGAGTTTGTCGGCGTAGGACGCGTACAGAAACGGCACGCCGGGGCCGCACGTTGGCGTGCCGTTCGGTTGCGCCCACGTCCAGGCCGGGAAGGCGACCGAGACCGTGTTCGATTTTCCGATGCGCGGCGGGCAATTGATGATCAGGCGTTTTATCTGACCGTCGACGACAGCCTGCAGATGCTCACATATCGCGTCGACCGCCCACGCGTCCTTCCACGCGGCCGGGTCAATATACTTCCAGGCGGATTTCAGGAATGTGTAGAGCGATTCCTCACAATCCGCACGGTCCAGATCCAACAGTTGCGCATCGCGGTCGATGTTGCCGGGAAGTTCGATCATGGAGGCGCAGGGACCGGCCGTGCACACCCCGCGCACACAAACCGGTTCTTTCCCGGCAGTCTGCAACCGGGCAACACCGGTCGGTATTCCTTGCGGCGCTCGCAGCGGCGCAGGTGCCTCGTGATGTAGGTGGGCGGGTAGCCGGTCACTCGGTCGCCTCAGTCATCAGTCTGATTTTCTCGCGCGCCCGCTTGCCCACCTCAGTGACCTCGTGCTCGCAGGCCACGCACCACGCGCGCGCCGAAAGTTTACGAACGTAATGGCCGCAACAGTCGCAGCGGTAATACGGTTGCGTGCTACCGTTCTTCAGTAGCGGGTATGGGTCGTGAGTACCGGTCACTCGGGCCCCTCGCCCGGCTGCAGGGGCTCCCCCTCGCCGCCGGCCTGCGCGTATTCGATCATCCGGCGCAGTTCCTGCCGTTGTTCGGCCGTCAACTTCGATGAGTCGATTACGTTCTTGGGCGCCTCCCGGTCGTCATTCACTTCCAGCTTCTGCGCCGGCGGTCGCCACTCCTGACCGCCGCGGCGGCTCAGGATGTCCATGCCTACCTTCGCGTTCGCCGGATCAGTCACTGACGTCCCGATCCTGATCATGTTCGCCGCCACACTGGAGATCACTTCCGCGGTGCCCAACTCGTAGTCCGCGGCGTAGTGCATCTCCAGTGTGTGGATAGCGATCCCCAAAAGCCTGCAGGTCACAGATTTCCCCAACCCCAGCGCGCCGGCAGATTTCACCTGGGCTGCGAATACCGGCGAGGGATGCTCGCCTGCGGTTCTGAGTATTTCAACCCGTTGCTGATGTTCGCGCTCGATAGTTTCCATGCGCGTGCGCCAGAAGTTGGCGACGACTTCGCGCTCGTCGGCGGGGCGCAGGGACGGGTATTCCTCGACTTCGGCGGGCAGGATGGGGGGCTTGGGTTTGCGGCGTTTGCGGGGGGCGTCAGTCATAAATGCGGGGGAAAGCGATGCCGCTGCCGGCCGGTGTCCGCGCATCCTCACGCGGGTCGGACCACGAATATGACCCGAACGTCTCCGGGACTGTCGCGGCATGCCAGCATCGCTCCGTGCTTACAACACGGTTATTCCCCCTATCGCTGGGTGTATTCACTTCAAAAACCTTTCGCCTTCTCAGGCTCTCCGCGCAGTTTGCGAATTGCGTTGGCGGAATCCTCAAGCAAACTCAGCAGATCGCACATGTCGAGGTCCTCGCTGTCGAGTTGCTTTTCGATGCGGGCTACGATATCCATCGGGTCACTCACGCTCAACACGCCTCAACGGCAATGTACTCTGTATGTCATAGCCACCAGCGCATGACACACTTCTGGCCCACTTCCCCCGCCGCGTCAACAACTGACGCACGTATTCCTTCAGCGTCAACTGACTCTCCCACGCCTCCAGCTCGAGCTGCGTTTTCAGCGCCAGCGTCACGGGGATGTGCAGGGTCGCATTCAGGCCGGGGGGACGGCGGTCAGGCATTGCGTGGCGCCTCGATTTCCAACAACCTTTTGGCCTTGTGTTTCAATTCCTGCAAGCTCCCGCACAGCGTCTCGCCCGGAATCAGCCAAACCGCAGCTATCGCGCGAGCCTCCATTTCAGCTAACGACTCGCGCAGCCGATCGCGATCGCAGAAAAGACATGGCAGAAGCTGCTCCGGGCCACGGAAACTATCCATGAATAACGGGGTATGGCCGCACGTCAACTCGTTCACTCCAGCGTCCCCGCCGACGCCTCATCATCCGCCCGCATCCGCAACACCGCCGCCTCCACAATCAACTCGACAAACTTCTCCGCCAATTCACTCGGCGGCATATCCGCGACCGCGCGTTTCGTCAACCGGTCCAATACATGCGCCGCCTCGACCTCATACGCCGCGGCCCGCTCACTGGCGGTCATCCCGGCCTCGTCGCTCATTTCGCCACCTCATTCCAATACGGCCGTCGAGCCTGAACCATCAGCTTGTAACCCTCCTTGTCGAATTGAACGTCGACAAACCCCGCGCGGTGCAGAGCACGACGCATCGCGCCTTTGAACTGGAAGGATTCCATTACTTTCGAGCCCGGCCGATAAAACGTATCGCCCGTGAGCGCAAAATAGAATCCGTTCAGCCACACGTAGGCGCGCTTGATCAGGTCTTTGATTTTCAGTCGGCGAATCACGCTCCACGTAAACACTCGCTCCATCTCAACTCCGTGCAGTGACATCCAGACCGTGCCTCCGGGACGCGTCACCCGAAAGACCTCGGCGAGCGCTGCGCGGATCCGCGTATAAGGAATGGACACACTCGAGTAGGTCAAATCGAACGAAGCCGCCGGGTAGGGAATGGCCTCGGCGCAGGCGCACTGCAGAGTCAAGCAGGGGAACGCTTGTGATGCATAGCGGATTGCCTCGGCGTCAATATCGATCCCGTGCAGTGATCGCGCGTTGACCAACCCCAGTAAATGTTGACCGATGCCGCAGCCGATATCCAGGATATCCAGGCCGCCGCAATCGGGAAATTTCAATTCGGCTGCGCGGGAACTTTGCAGTTCCTGCAAAATCCGCAGGTGCGTTTCGATGCTGCTCATGCTCATTCCCCGCTGCTCATACTTTTTCCTTCACCGTGATTACCTCACGGTATTCCAACTCATCCAGCCTTGTCCGGTCTGACTTCATACACGTTCTCCACCGGCGCCTCACCTACGATCCGCCACTCGCGCAACGCCCGCGTGGTCTCACTCTCGCCGCGCTCCCGCCGCTCGCGCGCGTGGATCTTCGCGGTGGCCGCCGCACTCAGGATCGCGGTCCGCGGGGTCGGACGGCGCACTCTCATACGGGCCCGTCCTCCAAATCCCCCAGCGTGATCGGCTTATTCCCCACGCACAGGCGGTGATATTGCCGCCCATCCAACGCGCGGCGCCAACTCTGTGCGCGCGCTCGATCGGTGATCTCCACCTCGTACGGCACCAGCGTGGTGGTCGTGCCGCGCACAGTGAGCATGCCGGTCGGATCGATCGCGTAGCGCGCCTGGGTCACGCCGGCTCCTCGACGGGCCGCTCGGACAGCCTGCAGATACGAACCCAGTCCTGCGGCGGGCGGCGCTTCCTTAAAAATCGCGGCGCTGAAATCTGTACACGCGGATCGGGCGCGAAGTGAATCCCATACACCAACTCAGGCCCGAACCGCTCGCCGGTTTGGATATCCATCCATCCACACAGGAACAGATCATGTGTGACGGTGACTTCCCGGCCATCGAACCAACTGCCGGGGTAATTCACCACACAAACCTCCTCCACCACGAACCGGTCAGTCATCGCAGGCATCCTCTTTCAACAGTGCAGGATCGATTTTGCGGGGCACACTACTCACGCGCTCGATATCGCATCGGCACGCCGCTATGAACTCAAGCAGTTCCATCAACTGTGGCGACGGTCCTGTGAACGGGAGCGCCTCAATCTTCAGCGCCTCACTCACCGGACACCTGCTGCGCGCCGCCGCTCATCCGACTCGATCAACCCGTTGATGTATGCCATGTCCGTCTGCCCGTGCGCTTCCGGATACGGCTTTTCATCGGCCACGAATTTCAAACCCAGCAATCCGGGCTCGAACTCCAGCCGCAGGCCGGGCGTCGGCACGGGCGCACTCACGCCGCCCACCGCGCCCGCACCCGGCTCACCACCCCTTCCGCCCATACCACCAGCCACCCGATCGGCTGCCACAGCCAGAACAACCCCACCGCAATCAGCGTCGTCACTAACTCGATCAGGGCCAGCGCCAGATTCCACACGCCGATCACCGCCTGACACGCGACCCACACCGCCAGCGGTACACCCACCACCCACACCAGCACGTACCCGATCACGCGCCCGACTTCGAGGAAGGTCATTGCAGTTCTCCGCTACCGTTATCACTTCCGCTACCATCGCCACTTGGAAACGACGCCGCCAGCGCCGCCTGCCGCGCAGCCTCCCATTCCTTCTGAACCGGGGGCACCTTCCACAACTCCTCCGGCCCATACATATTGTCGATCTCCATCCGTGTTCGCTTCTCGGCCGTCTCCGCTGAATCGCCGTTGTAGGTCCGCGCGGCAAAGTAGCGGTTCGCGTCGAGATCAACCTGGAATTCCAGAATATCCTCAACTTCCTTCGGCGTCAGCGTGAATGGCTTGTAGGGCCAGCGCTCTTTCCTTGGCTCATCAGGCGGTCGCGGGGTGCCGTAGATTTGCCGGTACTGACGATCCCGCTCCGACTCATCACTTTGCGCGGTTGGAATTTCCTTTTTCTCAGGCGATGGCAGCGTCACGCCCACCACCGCGTCCGTCACCATCTGCCGTAGCGCCCCGCGCAACGAGCGATTCTGGCGCCGACACCAGATTTCAAACTTCGCGTGGACTTCATCATCCACAGAGAACGCCATATGAGTCATTTCCGCCGTCACCGTCGCGTCAACTGAGGCCCAATTCTAGCGCGCATTCCTTTCGAACGCAAATGGAATCCGAAAGGAATTCCACACACGGTTGACGCACATCTCTTTCGAATTCCAAACGAGTCTCTTTCGAATTCCAAACGGAACCCTTTCGGACTCGTTTTAGATCCTAAACGAACTCGTTTCGAATCTACCCAGTACATCCGTTTCGAATCCCTTTCGGATTTTTTTCTGTAGTCTATATACCACTTTCTGCTTTCAAGGTACCGTTTCTATCCCGTTTCGCTGCACAGGACCGGTCTCGCGGAGGACCCATCCTGGCAAAAGGGGCTCCCCGGGGTCGTTTCATTAGGCAATCAATCAGGCCGGAATTCAGGCCTATTGACTCACCTATTAGGCATCGGACACGCCCTCGAGCAGCTCGGCCACGCGATCGGAGACCGGATGCCTGCAGGCAATGGCCGCTCATCGCACACGCGCATGGCGCAACTCACCTCGCGCGTACACCAACATAACAACTAACACGTAAGCTATTGATAGTGCACGTGAATAGTGCCTGTGTTCATGCGCCGTTCAGACTACGCATAATAACTATTATGACAAATGGACTAGTCACTACGCGGCGTCGCGTTCGGTTATCGAACGCAATGACAGCGGTGTCAGTGCAAGTCGGGTCGACAATCGCGCAGTTTTCAATCGAATGTCGACTCTGAGCCCGCTCAAAAGTCGACAATTGGTCAAAAAGTGATCAATTGTCGACCATACGCATTGCGTACTATTTCGATGGTTCATGGTTCATGTTGATGGTTCAGGCATAACTCTATGATTCTGATGTATTACTGAACCTATGAACCATAGATTAGGTAAATAGCAGGAGGTGTAAGTGATGTGATTGCAGGTGGGACTCGATCTCGGCTACCATTCCAACACGCCGCCAGCCCTCCAATACACCATGCCTCAGGATGGTTCATGGTTCAGCCTCAGCGAGACCTTCACGGGAGATAAAAAGATGCGTTCGATCACTCAGATTGCGATCGGTGACTGCGACGGAAGCCCGTTTGTGGTGGCGCTGTGCAATGACGGGACAGCGTGGAAGCTATTGCACGATGATCGTTGGGCCGCGTTGCCACGCATACCCCAAGGCGAAGCGCCGGACGTAGGCCCGAAGAAAGGGGCCATCAAATAGGAGTGAGCGGCGACTGGGTTTTTCGCTCGCGCTTGCGCCAGAAGTTGCCGGCGTCCGTGTGCTTGACGACCCAGTCTATGGATCTGAGTATGGAGCCTGCGCGGCGTGCCTCCTTGATACCCTGCTGACCCGGAAGCAGCCTGACGCCCTCCGTGAGGATCTCATCCATGTGGATGCGCATCGTGTCACCCCGCAGACGCATCTGCTCCCACCGCGGATTTACATAGTTGGATATCAACCGGATCCAGGGGTCATCGGTCACGCGGTCGCTTTGCTCACCGAGCGCACTCGTGGGCATCTCATACCACTTCGCGTTCTCTCGATAATGAACCACCGCTTCAGCGAATAGTTGGTCGCGTTGGCCGCGCAGGGAATCCAGGTTGATATCCGTGCAGCGAATGGGCCAGTAGCGGCGCTTGCCGCGCGAATCGCCTACGTAATCGTCAGTTTCGCTCGTGGCCGCGAAGATGGTCGTGCGCGGGTGGCGTTCCGACTCATAGCCGTAGGCTTTCCGGTATTTATCGAATCGAATTGTCAGCATGGAAATAACAGTTGAGTGATCCGCGCGGTTGAATCCTGTCATGTCGGGGATTTCGGCGAGCCAGACGCCCTTGATATTCTGCAGAAAATCCTTCGTGCCGAATTCGGTTGGAACGGCCTCGTACCACTCGCCGCCTAAGATTTCCAGGAATTGTGTTTTATTGAGCCCGGAAACACCTTCTAAAACAGGCATATTGTCCATCTTGCAGCCGGGTTTGTAGGCGCGTGCGATCATCGCAATCAACCAGTTTCTGGCCACCGCCATGGTGTAATCGTTGTTGTCCACCCCAGCGCAATCAAACAGCCACGTCTCCAATCTTTCCGTGCCATCCCACGAAAGAGAGTCCAGCCAATTGGTGAGGGAATGGCGAGCATTGCACTCGGCCGCGTGTGTAATCCCGTTTCTGATGAGATCCATATGAAACTTTGGAAGTTTCAGTTGCTGTTGGATAGCTACTGTCACGGCGCGCGTCTCTCGATCGGTCCACGGCTGGGCAATCGGGCTGCGTAGCGTGTGATATACCTGCCCGCGGAATTCATCGAACCAGATGTGGTTCTTGAATCGCTCGTAGCGCTGCAGGATCAAACTGGCATTCGCGAGCGTAACGAAAGGACGGTCGTTTCCGTCACAGTCTAGCCCCATCGCGAGGTAAGACAGCGCAGCAGACGGTGAGCCGTCAGTTTCGAGCGACTCGCGCTCGATGCCGCGCTCAGTAGGAAGCAGTTCGACCCGTGGAATTGGAGCGGGCAACGCCGGCTCCGCAAAATGCGCCGTCATGAACTCCGCGAGCCGCTTCGCGTCCCAGCCATCCTTCTGAATCGCATCCGCAACGTCCCACCCGGGATCGGCCCCATTGGGATTCACGATGCGCACGCGCTCGACCGAGCTGGCGAGACTCGCGGCGAGCTCTGCGGCGGCCTGCCGCCCTACGGGATCCGCATCCGGCCAGATAATGACGTCGCGGCCGGCGAGCGGGCTCCAGTCACTGTGGCGCCAGGCCTGCGCGCCCCCGGCCCACGTGGTCACCGTAAAGCCGCTCAGGACGCGCCGGGCGGCCTCGACGCACTTCTCGCCCTCGACGACCAGGACGCGCGCCCCGGCGTCCTTGGCGAACTCGTGCGCGTGGTACAGGGGGCGATTTGAGCCGGGGCCTTGCTTGGCCCACTTGCCGCGGCGCCAGGTCCACTGCGCGAAGATTTTCTGCGCGTGACCCTCACCGTCCGTGAAGTCATAACGCGTGACCACGAACCGGTCCCCGTAGCGATAGGTGGCGGTAGCGGGCCCGTAGTCTGGATGGTCCGTGAGAGCGGGCGCGTCCTCGGGGATGGGATCGGCCTTTGATTCCGGCTCGAGGTCGTGGCTGCGCATCGGCAGCACGGGCACACTGGAGGCGCCGCCGAGCGCGCCCTGTACCGCGTGGAAGGCCGCACCCATGTCGACGTGGAACACTGCGGCGTAGAAGCTGATGATGTCCGAGCCGGACTCGGAGCCGGCGAAGTGGCGCCACTTGCCGTTGTGCAGGTTGATCGACCAGCTGTCGCCGATGCCGCCGTTGCGGGTGCGCTCGCCCACCCACTCGTGGCCGACGCGCTTGCCGCCGATCCAGCGAGGCAGAAGGGTCTCGCCCGCCGCCAGAGCCGCTCTGGCAACGCCGTCGAAGTCGTAGCCCACCGCCGGCGGCTAGGTGGCGTCGGCGATCTGGTCGGGGACGAGGATCGGCTTGGCGAAGTACAGTCGGACGAGGTGTTCGATTACTGCCGAACGATTGCCTTCAAAGCCGCGCGCGATCTGAACAATGCCGGCATGCGTATCAGGGTCAACGTTGACAGTCAGGGGAATGCGACGTCCGGAAGGCAATGGTGCACGCTGATTAGCCATGAAGGACCCCGGGATGGATATTAGTCTAGGTATCTAGAGGCTGAATCTAAGGCGGGGCCATTCGGAAAGCAAGGGATTATGTCGTGAGTGTGGTGGCTGCACGGCGGCGCTGGTAGTACTGCCGCTGACGCAGCCGGCTGGCTTCGCGCACGTAGTCACGCTGATAGTATTCGCGGATGTAGCAGCGATTGGCCTCAGCGCACTCGGTACAGCGGCACTTTCCCTTGTCGTAGGTGTAGCGGGTACCGTGGACGCCGAGTTTTGTCACGGGGTGAGAACCTCGAACCCGAATTCGCGCGCCTTTGAGGCGATGAGATCGTTCCACCCCGCTACACAATCCTTCACAGTCTGCGGCATATCCGCCTGCGGATTCACCTGAAGGCTGATCCACTGGCTCATGATATGGTTGCGAGCGCGCTCGTACGGTTCAATGTTGCGCCTGAACTCCTCGTATCGGCACCAGTCCGCCACGCTCTGTAGCTCCTCGGCAGTCGCCTCGTCGAGCCGTCCGCGCTCGTACAGGTACCGCTTCGCCTGAGCGTGGTATTTCAGACGATTCTCCGCTGCCTCGGTCGCGGTGGTGTTCACGCCAATCACTCCACTCGCCACATGCGCCGCCGCATCCGCTCAAGCCGCCGCTCCTCCTTGGACAGGCGCAGCGCATAGTCCGGAAACGGATGGTTGTCGTAGGCCGTGGCGAGCTCCGCGACGAAGCGCTCCTGGTGCTCGATCGCATTGGGCAGCAGGAACGCGTAGTAGATCATGGCTGAGATCGCGATGAGCCAGATCGTCAGGCCGATGTAGACGTAGATCATGATGCCCACACGGCGGTGGGGTTTTTCCAGCACGGCATCCCGGCGCGGGGATTCGAGTCCATGAAGGCCCGGGCCGCATCGGCTGATGCGAATTCCAGCGTGGACCAGCCGCCGCTCGCATCGTTATTGCCGCGGACCCGGAGGGGAAAACCAGGGGCTACTTGAACGGGCAGAGTGATCATGTGCGTCTCCTTAATCAATGGCGCCATTAAATCACGGTGTATCACCTATGTCAAGCCCAGTGGCTCATCCGTATGCGGTTGGCCTTTCGGTAGATTACTGCTGAAGCGACAAAAGACGTTGGCTCTTGGTTCCTCATCAAATGGACAGTCGCGCGTTATCTGCGGCGTGAATCTCAGATAGTGCACGTCGCCCATCTGTGCTATTTCTGCGAACAACTTCTCAATCAACGCAAGAATCTCAGCGGGCTTGTCGTCGCACGACTCGTTGAAATACAAATGCCAGTACTCGCCTGACTTGTCGATCATATTATCTCTCCCCTAATAATCCGCCCCGCATCCTCGACCGAGCGTGCGATTCCCGCGCGTCCGCCCAAGCTGCGCACCATAGCGATAAAATCCCGCTGTTCAGCCGTTGTAGGCGTGCGCAACCCTTTGACTTCGCACGCGAGGTAAACACCAACAGATTGGCCGATCATCTCCGGGGTGATGAGCACGGAGGTGAGACCGCCTAAATCCGCGATCCCCGGCGTGCCGAATTTGATGGCATGAGGGTTCGCGAGCGTGATCGTGGTGGCGGTGCGGTGGAGGATTTTTCCGGCCCATGCTAAAAGTGACTGTTGACGAAATAGACGCGTATTGCCCCGGCTGAATGCCTGCATGATCTGGGGATAAAGGGATGACTCGGTCAAAGTCCGCGACTTCCGTATACTGAAGGCATCACGTAGCGGCACCGTCCTTCACATGTTGGGCATAGATCTCCGCACGAATGGACTTCGTTGATCAACACCCGTTCGTTGAATTCTGTCAATTCGACTGCCTGTGTGAGGCGGGATAGGCCAACCGCTACAACCTTTGTGCCTTCTATGCTGACGGATGGTTTGGCGCTGAATCGACAACGCACAGTCACAATCGGCACATCGTCAAATGTCTCGTGCCTTTCGATTTCCGGTTTAACGCGCATATAACAGACGTCCCCCATTTCGGCTATTTCGTCAAATAGCCTCCGCACAAGAGCGAGAATCTGCGTGGGGCTATCGTCGCACGACTCGTCGAAATACAAATGCCAGTACTCGCCTGACTTATCGATCATTTTTTTATGCCTCGGTGCTTACGCGTAACCTCTTCTTGATTTGGAAATTGCCAATCGATGCAATGAAATCCGTGGTCGCGAGCGATTCTCACTGCCTGTTTGGATAGTTTGAAAATACCAGTCATTTTGCTGGTGGATTTCACGAATTGCTCGTACTCATTTGGCTTCATGACTTCCTTCATCACGATTCCCTTGGCCAGCGCGTGGCCCGATCAAGCCTATCTTGTAGAATTAGAATTCGCCGTTCCAGACTACGGACATATTCTCGATCAGCAGCCGTGACCGCCGCACGCGTGATGACGTCGCTGCTTTCGGTAGGAGTAGGATCCCAAACGCAATATGAATAACCATTGCGATGCACATGACCGCAACGGTCGCATTTTTCAGGAATCATTTCTGGTTGCTTCCTCTCCACTCTTTATATCGCAAACGCGCGCGCCATGAGAAGCACAACCAGATAAAGTAGGGCTCACCGAAGTTCCAACGGCACATTGGCCACCATTTCCACCACAGCACGTGAATTTCGAAACTCACGAGAAAACCTTCGATTGGAAAACCATTGTGTCTCCCGCGCGGCCATCTTATCACGCGCTCTCCTTCAACTTCTTAGCCTGCCGAGCCTGATACACGTGCAACGCCCAGCCAGGCTTGTATTTCTTAGTCTGCTCAATCTTCATCAACGCCTCCAACGTCGTACTACGCCCCTGCTCCTGCCGCGCCCGCTTCTTCTCAATCTGCTCCGGCGTCAACTCAACCAATTCTCCTTCTTTCTCCGAAACCTCGCGCGACTTCACCTCGAAGATATGATCGCACGGGAAATTAGTACAGGCAGGCGCGCGCGCCGGTGAAGCCGCGAAACATTTCGGGCATACACGGATTCCCGGCGGCGCTTTCTTTTTCCGCTTCTCGACATCACCTGTTAACGTCCAATCGCGCGGCTCGTCGATCATGCCGAACTTAATCGTCGAGCCGACGTGATCGAGGATAATGAGTTCTTTTTTACCGGCCCATACGCGCAATCCACGGCCAACCTGCTGAATGTATAGCGCGAGTGACTGTGTCGGGCGGAGTAGGATCACGCATTCGATCGCATTGATCGACAACCCCTCGCCACACAGATCCACATTGCACAACACTTGAATCTTGCCTTTCTCGAAATCGTCAATCGCCATGTCGCGCAGACTATCAGCGGTCTTGCCATCAATGTGATAAGCGGCATAACCGGCCTCACGGAATTGCGCGGCGACGTGTTTGCTGTGTTCGATCGAGCAGCAGAATACGATCGCGCGTTTGCCATCACATAAGCGGCGGTATTCTCCGACTGCGGAGCCCGTGATGGTAGGGGTGTCCATCAGGGCTTCTGATTCGGACACGATGTAGTCACCATGACGCACATGCAGGCCGCTGGTGTCGACAGTCGGCGGCGCAAACGTGCGGAACGGACTCAGATAACATTCAGAAATGAGGGTGCGGATTTGAGTCGTGGCCACCAAGGCACCGAAGTACTGCGCGAGTCCGCCCCCGTCTGCACGGCACGGGCTAGCCGACAAACCCACAACGTAACAGCCTTCGATTTTCTTGAACACTTCGGTCCAAGTAGACGCCCGTAGATGATGGCACTCGTCAAAAATCGCCAAGTCGGGCTTCTTCAGCGTATCAATGCGTCGTATCAGCGTGCCGATGCTGCAGATCTGAACCAACTTATGAAGTTGCAGCGGATAGCCTGCGGCGATGATGCCGTAATCGATGCCGAGCGCTTTGAACTGGCGTTCGGTTTGCCGGAGCAACTCGCGGCGGTGGACGATGAACCAGCATATTTTGCCGGTCGCCATCGCGCGTAGAATCATGAAGGCCGCGGCGAATGACTTGCCCGCGCCGGTAGGCATGTACCAGAGGACACAGCGGACGAGACGTTTGAACCAGTCGCGAATCGCGCGGATGTCCAAGTCTTGATAGGGGTGGAGTTCGATCACGGCCAGCGCGGCGTCCAGCCGTCGTCGTTAGCCCGCTGTTGAGCACGCCAATCGTCGTAACACCACGCAATCACGCGCGTTATAAACGGCGCAGCGTCTCCCAGCCGGATTTCTTTCGCCGTTGAGTAGGGGCCTAGTTTTATGACCTCTTCCTCTTCGAGAAATATGAACTCACCCTCGGTGCGCATTCGCCACCTTCTCCCCCAACAACCCCGCTACATGCTCACACTCAGACTGCGTGAAGTCGAGCATGGTCTTGAGTGCCTGATTCTGACCTCGCAATTCGACGAGTTGAATGTCACGGCTGCGGCGTCCGACCCAGCGGCCCAGGAAGTAGGCGGCGATGACGAGGATTGCGGGGATTAGGTTGAGATAGGTCATAAAGATACCGCTGGTGATTGAACTGTTACTCGAATGACGATTTTATTTCTCGTGAAATCAACGTCGCGCTCGAATTCGAGCACGCTCAATGGCATCTCGTTGCCATAATCGTCCCGTATTATCACGTGGAGATCCAGATCATCTTTCGACGGTATGCCGTAACTCATGCTTGCGCTCCCCGTTTCGATATGCCACAGTGTATCACCAAAACGGAGCGAGTCAAATAATCATGGGACGCGAAGTAAAACGAGTGGCGCTAGATTTCGACTGGCCCATGGGAAAGCCGTGGGGTGGTTTCATCAATCCGTTCTCAAGTCAGTCAATCAACTGTCCAGAATGTGACGGCAGCGGATCATCGTCGGAAGCGCGGCGCTTAAAGGATCAGTGGTACGGCAACGCGCCATTCCGTCCTGAGGATCGCGGCAGCAAACCGTATAGTCACACGGACGCTCACATCATCGCTTGCGCAACGCGTAACGTCGAGCGGTCACCTGAGTACTACGGTCGCGGTGAGATCGCCATAGGCAGAGAAGCGAAGCGTCTGGCCGCTCACTTCAACAACGGTTGGTGTCACCATCTGAATCAGAGCGACGTGAACGCGCTGGTCGATGGGCATCGACTATTCGATTTCACCCATACGTGGACATCTGGCGAAGGATGGAAGCCGAAGGACCCGCCGTACATCCCCACTGCCGCAGAGGTTAACGTCTGGAGTTGCTGCGGCATTGGTCATGACGCGATCAACCAGTGGATCGTTGTTGGGAACGAATGCAGGCGCCTTGGTCTCGAATCGAAGTGTAAGCGCTGCGACGGCGAAGGCACCCTCTGGCCATCCGAGGCGATCAACGCTGCGGCTGATAATTGGAAAGATGAGGAACCCCCTGTGGGCGAAGGCTGGCAAATATGGGAGACGGTCAGCGAGGGGTCGCCGATTACTCCCGTATTTCCGACCCGCGAGGGGCTAATTGCTTATCTCATCGAAGGCGGTGACGGCTGGGACCGCAAGCGCGGCGCAGGCGGATGGACTCCCGAGAACGCGGAATCGTTCGTGGCGGCCCAGTGGGCGCCATCCATGATCGCGGTCGGCGGTCACACGTACGAACCTCGCGACGGAGATCCCACATGATTACCCCCGGCATCCACACCCAGACCGCCGAATTCCGCCCCGTCATCGACTCGGGCATCTACGCACTTCCGGCAGCGCGCTACCACGCCGACCCGTGTCCCGCGCCGTCGCTGTCGAACTCAATCGCGAACGTGCTCATCAATCAGTCCCCGCTGCACGCGTGGTATCAGCATCCTAGGCTGAATCCCACCTATCAGCCCGAGGAATCGAGTCGCTTCGACCTCGGCTCCGCCGCCCACATGATGCTACTCGAGCGCCGTAGCGACCAGATCGTGATCGTCAACGCGGACGACTGGCGTAAGAAAGAAGCCAAAGAAGCGCGCGACTCCGCACGTGCCAATGGCCAGACGCCCGTGCTAGCGCGGCACTACGATCTGATGAACGAAATGGTTGCGGCGGCGTATGCGTTCATCGCGACGACCGAACTCAACGGGATATTCGAACTCGGTCACGCTGAACAAACCGTAATCTGGCAAGAAGGCGAAACGTGGTGCCGCGCCCGGCCCGACCTGCTCTCGGCCGACCGCCGCATTATCGTCGACTACAAAACCACCGAAAACGCCGAGCCTGAAGCCTTCATCCGCCAGATCGGGAGAATGTCATATGACTTACAGGCGGAATGGTATGTGCGCGGCGTCAAATCGGTTACGGGACAAGAGCCGGTGTTCGTGTTTCTCGTACAGGAGATCTCACCACCGTATGCCTGCTCACTTGTTAGTTTGTCGAATGCGTACCGTGCAATCGGACAATCCAAAGTATCGCGCGCATTGACGACTTGGATGGCATGTATAGCTTCGAAGCAATGGCCGGCGTACTCGACGCGGATTGCATATGCGGAGCCGTCGCCGTGGCAAATACCAGAAGTTGATGACAATCCAACCAAAATCGAGGATGACGAGTCGTGAAATTCCGCCTCACCGAAGTCACCAGCAAACTCGCCGGCTGCAATACGTTCAATGTCTATTACAAGCGTGATCAGCCCGCATATTCCAGCGTCGTGAACGAATGGTCTCTCCTAGGCTGGTTTTACACCGAACAGGAAGCGCGCAATTTCATCAACGAGCAGACGATCGCGCCGCGCGAGAGATTCATTGAGGAATTCGAGGTGAAGTCATGAGTTCCTTCCAAATCAAAGACAGCCTCTCCGTCCAATTCACGAAAGCCCCGGCTCTGGCGATTGCCGGCCCAAGTGGTTCCGGCAAGACCGAGTCAGCCATGCGCCTGGCGCGCGGCTACGTCGGCCCGAAAGGCAAATTCGTGATCGTGGACACGGAGGAAAAGCGCGCGCTCTACAAAAAGGCACGCTACCAGCCCTGGGATTGGGTCGACTTCCAACCTCCATTCACGCCCGAGCGCTACGTCGAGGTGCTCGAAGCCGTGAAGCAATACGACGCCGTCGTCGTCGACTCCGGCTCCCACGAATACTCCGGCCCAGGCGGACTCCAGGATATCCAAATGGAAACCCTGGAGCGCATGTCGAAAGGCAACGTCGACCGTATGGACGCTCTCACCGCGCCTTCATGGAAGGATGCCAAACAGCGCCACAAGTCCAAGCTGATGTCGTACCTGATTCGGTACCCCAAGCTGCTGATTGTCTGCCTGCGCGCCGAGCCTAAAGTGAAATTCGTCAAGGACAAGAACGGCAAGATGCAGATCGTCGACGCAGGCTACGTGCCGATCTGCGAGAAGATGTTCATGTATGAAATGCTCGTCGGCTGCATGATGACAGCCGACAACGCTGGCGTGCCGCAACATATCAAACAACTAGAGAAGGATCTGGAACCGATCTTTCTCGCCGACAAGCAGATCGACGAAGGCACGGGTGAGCGTCTGGCGGCGTGGGCGACTGAGCGTAGAGAAACCATCCAGCCACCGCTACCGCTCTTGGAAGAAGACATCGCAGTATTGCTCGCCACCCTGGACGTCAAAACACTTCCCGCCCTGAAGGCCGCCTTTGAAGCCGCCTACAAGCGTGCGAACGAAGCCCGCGACAAGAGCGCACGCGAACGCATCAAGGCGAAGTACGATGAATTGAAGGTGGCGCTGGAGGCACAGCAGATATGAGAACCGTCGAGGAAATTCCTGATCGCTCTCTCAAGCCGTGGGAACGGTTGGTCGTCAGTGTCGATCCAGCCAGTTCGGACGGCGACGATGCCTGCATGGTGGTAGCGATATACGACTCACTGCGTGGCAAACTCATCATCGTCGATATCGAGTCACATAATGCCCTCTAACCGCCCCCTAATCCAACTCAGACTAGAGCAAAAACTCTACGACCAGGTGGTCCGCCACGCCCGCCTCAATGGCCGCTCGCGCTCCAACTACGTCGAGGACATCGTAAGAAAGGCGCTTGAGGAACTGAGGAAGGTGAAACCCTAGCGCGTGGTCAGACTGGCCCGCGAGTGGCTCTCGCAGAGCGCCTGCGCATCTTCTGAAGCGCCCACTGTGCCTAGGTCCGCGCGTTCGTTGAGCGCGTACGCGATCCAGTCTTTGGAGTTGGCCTGCATCACTAGATATTTCCCGTCACTCGACATCTGCGTGGCGCCGGTGGCGGGGAGCCATTTCATTCGTCGTCCTCGTCATCAGACTTCCAACCGACTGGTCGCTCCGCCCATTCGATGCAACCGAATTCCTCACGAATGCACAACGTGGCTGAGTAGTCGCTCGCATCTTGAGCGTATGCCAGAGGTGGAGGGATCTTTTTCTCCTTGCGCGCTAGTTTGATGAGGTTGCAACGGAAATAGCCCGTTGGCCTCAAGTCTTCCTGACCATCCCCAATATCAATGTAATCCTCGATCGCTTCGCCCAGATGCTTGCACGTGCCGCAGGTATTCACTGCCGCGTCTCCTCAGCGCCCTCAGTCGCCTCGCTATCGTCATTCAACTCCTCCATCATCAGCAGCATCGCCAACTCTGTCTCGCCGTTCATGTCGTGGCATAACATCGCGCGCAGCATGTCGGCGATGGTGTTGATGCGGATCTGCTCATCCACGGGCAGTTCTGCAATGGAGGATTCGATTTCTTGTAGGTGTGTCATGAGAGACTCCTTGGTTGTAGCCGGGCGGAATGCATGGGCTGGGTCAGCGGGGTCATCCTCTCGCGCCGGTTATGTTGCACGCTCAGCCTCACCCCGACATTTCGCTGCCGGCTAAGGCGCCGAGGCGGCTGACGCGACCTCGGAATTGATCAAGCATGATTTCGTGCTCTCGTATCGTTTTGAACTAGAATTATAGGACATCGACGCCGGATTCAGTCTCAGAAAGGCCTGCAAATCGGTGGATGCCTGCGGAAGAGAAATGCCAAAGACTGACATCAGATCGCGACGGTTGACGAATCCCGGAGACTCTAATCGGGCAGCAATCAGGGCGAGTCTTTGTCGTTGGGCCCATCTCATTTCGGTGCGCTCATCTCACCCTCCTGTAGTGGCACCGGACTCACCAGATTTCCAGCGGCCTGACCAGACGCGCCCAAATGACGGTCCCATCCGGATCGCAGTCGAACCAACAGCCGCAATCCATGCATTCCATTCCCTCGACGTTGTCGATGCACAGATCCTTGCTCGCGCATTTCGGGCATTCCTTGGGAATCGGAATCTTGCCCTTGCTGATCTTCACCTTGCGCTTCATCACTCACCTCGTTTGAACGCGTTCAATTCCCGCTTCAGGGCATCGCGCTCCAAAAGGGCGGCCGTGAGTTCGTTGTTCAGCTTGTGCACCTGTTCCCTCAGCCGCTGCTCCTCGGCTGAGGAGGTCGAGCGGACGATAGCCTGATAGCCTTCGATGCGCTTCTGCAGCGCCGCGCAATCCTCGAAGCGCACAAAGCCGCCAGCGTCATCCTCACTGACTCTGCCGTCCCATTCGACTCGAAATCGCTTCATGATCTGAACCACCACCAGATGACCATCACCCAGAAGATTGCCAAAGCGTACAGGCACCAGCGACGCAGTTGACCTATCGTGCGCGGTCGCAATCGCGGGGCGATCTGCTCACGCCACAGGACGATGAGGAAGCGCAGGTGAATCATGACGGTTCCACAGCAGTTATCGAACACACCGCGCACTTATAGTGACCGGGCGAAATGCGCTCCAGTTGGCCACCGCAGGCAGTACAACGCGGCCACGGAACCTCTGATGTCGTCTCGTGACTGGAGTGTTTCGCTAGGGCTGATTCAAGGTGGAATAGCCGCTGCTGATCCTGGTAACCCTCGTCGCGCAGCCGCTCGATCTCATCGAGCAGGGCATCCACCTCGGCGCGACGCACCCACGTGCCCAAGAATGAGCCATTGTGTAAATCGTCTGGATACAGCCTTCCAAAGAAGTCTGGAACCGTCTTCCGATTTGAGGTTCGGTCATCCATGCTCATCTCCAGCAGTGTTCCTGCCAGTACCCGTGAGCACTGTAGGCCAGTGCAAAGCCGACCATGAAACCGATCACGAGCCAGATCAGATACACAAGGATGCGGCGGGTCATGTTGTTCTCGCGCGATCATCGACATCCATCAACATCCGAATTCCAACGCGGGCGTGACGCAACGATTGCAACGATCTATGCAGGTCAGTAACCCGAGAGCCCTCCTCGTGGCGCTTGAAGTCATCGTAAATCCGCTCGACACGGCAGATGATTCGATACAGATCGCAATCGATCGCATCCGCATCGGTTTCCAGGCGAGTACGTTGCTTAGCCATGACCATTCCTTTTGCGGTAGATGACGCGCACTTCTTTGACCAAGTCTAAAAACTCAAGCACCTCATCGTTGGGCGGCCGTTCCCCACTCAGGATCAAGCTGATGAATGGTTCGCTCACCCCGAGACGGCGGGCGAGCGCGGCCTGAGTAAGACTTTCTTTCTTGAGCCGCTTGCGCAACTGAACGATTGGATTCAACATTTGTGTAATCTATCACGCTTTACATCTCTTGCAAAGCTTTACGGATGGTGATAACGTCTCATCCATGGAACCGCGTCCCGCCACAACCCCCGGACTCACCCTTCCGCCAGGATCGACAGTCACGGGGCGCGATCGTAGGGCGCGGTTCTTTCTCACCTGGAGATATCGAGATGAAGCAGATCAGTCCAGAGTTGGCACAGCGATGGGCCTTCATGCTCTCGGAGATCGATGCCGAGAAGCGCGCCCGCAAGGATGAGGCCGCGGCCCGCCTGCGGGTCATGCGTCACCAGCAGGCGATCCAGCGCCTGAGCGATGAGATCAAGGAACTGATGCAGGCTCCTGCCACGCGCTCGACCGATCTGGTACCGGAGAAATTGTCATGACCCCTCCCGACTACGCTACCGTCGAAGGCGACGAAATGTCCTACTGCGCCCACGGCATCCATTTAACAGTAGACTGCCTGGACTGTGACGTCGCGCTGTCTGACGAGCCCGAGCCACCACGTGGCGACCCGCGCCGTGACTTCGCCGACAGCGTCGGCCTGCCGCTGCACGATAAGCTTTAAGGACGCCTCCATGGTCTGGAATCTCAGAAAACCGAACGTGCGCCTGAACGTGCGCTCCACGCGCGAATGGGACGCGCGTCCAAAACAAAATCTGATTGCAGGATTGACGCCCATTGCACGCGCTTTCCACCGGGCGCGGCGCAAGCGCGAATGCGCCAAAGTTCCCGTCGTCCAAAATTCCCTCATCGAAGGAAACACATGAAATCCCTCATCGCCTTTGCCTGCTCGTTCATCTTTCTGGCCAACGCCCACGCCGAAGCCATCACCCTGAGCCCCGAACCCTGCACGGCAACGAGAATCTGCTTCAACGTTCCGAACGATGCCGGCGTGAGCGTCGACTACATCAGCGACGCGACTCAGTACGGGCGCCTGGTGGTGAGTTTGAACGGCGATATCTACGACTCCGGTCTGTGGACATATCCGTCTCTCAACAACTCGCCGCTCTATGACGCCAAAGGCGCTGTCATCTACGTCACGCTCGCGATATCGGAAGTGCATAAGCCGTGCGTGCGCTCCGGTCGAGCAACTGTTTGTCCGGTAGTCATCACGCTCACGAGCGGCAGCATTCAACGGTAGAGGCGGTGATGGCCGAACGTGTCGTACGACTACAACAAAAGGTAACTTGAATGAGCAAACAGACGACCGTGATCCACAAGCAATGCCAGTCGCGCGACGCCTGCCTGCGTGACGCCACCATCGGTGTTTATCGCTGGGAGCACGGCGAGACGGACGTGAACCTCAATCGGCCGTTGTGGGTCTTCTGCGGCCAACACAAGCCGCGGCTGCATCGTGGGCAGAACCTGCGCAACGTCAAACTGAGGATGTCATGAGCGAAGAAGAACAGACCCTGCTGCTGATTCGCGGAACGATCGCGGGTATGTCCGAGGACGATCAAATCCAAGTAAAGTGCATCGCGACGACCTTGCGCAATATCCTCAGTCAGGATGCGCGGGCTCCGCTGGCATTCGCGCTTGTGGGCGCCGAATTGGCGGCTCAGCCATGAATGAGCTTCCGTCCACTGAACAGTGCGACGAACCGACGTTCACGGAGTTGGACTTCATAGCCGACCTGCTCTACCAGCGACATGCGCGGGAAGTGCAGAAGTACGCGACGGGCGTGCGCTGGTGGTGCCATCGGCCTGACGGCGACAACGGCCGGGGGCACTGGAGGCGAGAAGCAGCCGAGGCGTTCCTGGAATGGGCGAAGTCGGAGCGGGAAACGAAAGAAAAGCAGTACGCCAAGACGTATACGCGCAAAGCCTACAGCGATCCCAAGGGCGGACCGGAGTACGACGCGCCATGACCGAAGCTAACCGGACCGAAGACCAGACAAGCGCTCCGCCGAGAGAGTCCTTGACCGAAGCGGCTCTCGACATGTGGCGAATCCTCGACGAGCTCGAAGGTGCCTTCGATAAGGAAATCTACCCGGAACAGCTCAAGGAGGATTTCGACGCGCCTGACGATCGCGAGTACAGCGTGACCATCACCGCGAAGCAATGGCGTGCGCTGAGCCGGGCGGTGGAGAAGGCCGAACACCGGCGTGGAGTGAAGCGATGACTGCAGAAACGGTTGTTCCCCCGATGGGTGGCCTCGCGGTGATGGCATGGAAGCTCGCGTGCTACCGCGCGTACGGCGAGGACGGGTATCTGCCTATCGCCTTCCTGAAGTCACGGGCGCACGTTTTAGGCCAGATCCGCGTGGAGTGTGCCAACGATTGGTACTGGGACATTGTCGCATACGTTGAAAGCGGGCATCAGTGGCAGGCAGAAAAGGAGTTCGCGAGTTGCAGTCGCTGCCATAACACCAAGGCTATGCGTGACTTCAAACGCGGAGAATATCACCGTGGCTACTAACCGGACATCGGAACAGCGGACCTCGACTGGCTGGAAGCTGAAGCGGACTGCCCAGTGCATCAAGTGCCCGTGGCGAGTTGAGACCGACCCGCGCGAGATCCCCAATGGCTACGACGTGGAGAAGCACCGCGCCCTTGAGCGCACGATAGCGAAGCCCTCCGACGGTCTTTTCGGTCCCGCAAACGTGATGGCGTGTCATGAGGCCCACGACGCGCACTGCATCGGTTGGCTGGTCAACCAGCTGGGGACGGGCAACAACATCGGGATGCGCATTCGCATGATGAGTTGCGCGAATGCAGACAAGATCCGCCTGCGCGGTAAACAACACGAACGATTCGAGGACACGCTTCCATGACCAAGGATCTTGGCTACGTTCGGCGCTATTACGGCGTGCCTGCACAGATCGGTCGGTGCGTCACAGTGGGTGGCCGCCCCGGCATCATCACCGCAGATCGCGGGGGCTACATCGGTGTCACATTCGATGACGAAAAGCCGACCATGATCCGCCCCTGCCATCCGACCAGTCAGGTCGCCTATGGCGAGATGGGCACGCCACGACGTTTGACGCGCTCACAGCGCAGGTACCTCGACTACTTGGAGGTGGCTGATGTGTATGAAAACTTTCGGCACTACCTCCGAGAGCATGGATCACGGGTGAGCATATGAAATCTGAGGTCGTTTCCTCAAAGACGGTGACGGAAGATTTCCCTCGTCGTGCTGCCGAACTACTGGAGTACATCGAGAACGGCATGACTTACGGGCTGGGAGCCATATCGTTGGCAACTATCAAAATGGCGCTCCAGAAATGCATCGCTGACGAGACGACAACACCTCATCTGCTTGATCAGTTCACAGCAGCTCTCACGGCTGACCCGGACCTCGCGTGGTCTTGGCACTGCAATATCGCCATGCCGATCATGGATCGGATGCATTGCTCGCACACTGCAGCCAACGAAGCGGCCGTAGACTTGATGCGACACCTGTTCCACATCGACATCAAATCGAACTCGTGCTGGGCGATCACTGTACGACCGGAGGAACCGACGCCACCTCGGATTAAACCGGGAGATCGCGTGCGAAACTCTGAGACAGGTTCGGCCGGCGTCGTCATGACCATCGGCTCGGAGCGCGCACAGGTTCAATACGACGATGGCCGGATACGGGAGCCTCCACTGAGGGTGTTGCTACCGGAGAAAGCCAGCGGTGAGTATCAAACCTATCCGGGCGAGCCCATCACGGGGATCTACGAGGCTGGGGTGGCGATCGTCAGGCTCGGCAAAGACGACGAAGCGACGGGAGAATAGAGCATGCGATTCGTCTGGTCACTGACACTGTATGAGATGGCGAAGGGCTTCCGCGTCGTCATCAAAGGCGATGGCCGCACCGTCGAGGGCAATGGCCGCACGGCGCAAGAGGCTCATCGGGCGGCTGAATGCAAACTCGTGGTGAAGCCGTGGGTATGCGCAGAGCAACCGGAGAACGGGCCCGGTGATGTATGAAAAGTCTGCTGGTCCCTTGGTTGTACGCGCAGTCGCGTACCGGAGGCGGACATACGATCGGGTTACACGTGAGTCGATTTTACGATGGCACGTACAGAATCGAACTGGGGTTCTGGTGGTACTCGCTAATTTGGCTGACGAATGAACCGGAAGAAGACAAGTGAGCGAGACATGAACTATCCAAAAGAAGTACTCGAAGCGCTACAGCGCGACCAAGGCATCACGTTCCGTGGAAAGCACAACACTGATGCCCGATTCTGCTACGGCGCGACCTGCACGTGGTTCGGGTCGATCCATGAAACCAAATCGACGCCGGGTCCCCATGGAGGCATCCCCTGCTGCCCGCTCTGTGGCGGCGTGCTCTATGAATTGCCCGACGAGGGCGAATGGTGGGGCGGCATCGACGCCTACGAGAAGGAGGGACATCCCGACTACCGCGCGATGTGGGAATGGCAGCGCGGGCAGAAGAAGTGCTTCTCATCGCGCAACGGCATTGATGTGTTGGTCGCGGCGTATCAATCTGCCGTGGGCAAGACAGCGCCATGATCAAGTATCTCTTCAGTGGCCATCTGACGCCTCGCCCAAAGGGCACGGAGCGAGCCATGTGCCAATTAAGCGGGGAGGTTTACTTAGCGACCGACGTGCAAGCTGAACTACGCGAGCGCGAGATGAACTACGGACGGGAGCAAGCACGCCTCAATGGCATCATTTCCAAACACTTGGACACGATCAAGCGTTTGAGAAATCGACTCGCTGAACAGCACGGAGCGGAGCATGACTGATAGCGCCGGCTACAAACGGCGGATGATCTTTGGCCGGAAATGCGGCGAATCGTGGCAGAGGCAGCTCCCCGGTACGTATTTGCCGAGAACGTCTCGCGAGAGGCTATCGACGCCGCGGCGGACGACCTCGATGCGATGGGCTACCAAACCCGGTGCATTGCCCTTGCCGCGAAAGACTTGGGTGGTGACCACATTCGGAAGCGCTATTGGTTACGTGCACACGCCGACACGGAAATCGAACTACACGGCTCCGTCGATGCAGAAATGGAACAGTTGCAGAGCCTTCACGGAGGTCCTTGGCGAACCGACCCCCGAGATCCACGAATGGTTGATGGATTGGCCCATCGGGTGGAGCGCCTTGAAGCCACTGGAGACGGGCAGGTTCCAATCGTGGCTGCAACAGCATGGCGCCTCCTAAGTTCATCCCCTACATCCACACCAGTTACAACCGGAGAATCGAAATGAGCGAGTTCAAACTCTACCGCAAGAAGCAGCTTCAGCAGATGCGCCCCTACGTCCCCGGTGAGGACATGGCGGGGATCTCCGTCAGTGCGCCCGACCAGGCCCTCCCGTCCCTCGACGGCGGCATGATCGCCCAGAGCGCCTCGAATCCAGACGATAAGTGGTACGTCGCGGCCAAGTTCTTTGCCGACAACTACGAAGCGGCCTAATCACGGGGTAGTGCGGACGGTCGTAATGTGTAACTGCGTCACCGAATTGGAAAAGAAGCTAGCTGACACGAACACGGCTTTGGATCTGGCATTCCTTATCAACCCCAAGACAGGCAGGACGACGGAGAAGTTACAAATCAAGGTTAAGAAGGTCGATAAGAAAGCGCGCCGTGGGCCGGTCATCATCGTCCCGACATACTGTCCGTTCTGCGGAGTGAAACAAGACAATGGATCAGCAGGTTAAAAGCCAGCGGTACTGGGAGCTGATTCTGGCCGGATACAAACCGGAACAGATACTCACCTGTCCGCGAGGCGATCCTTGCTGGTGTGAACAGGGGCGAGGCTATATGAAGTCAGAGAGTTGCGGTCTCGGTAGACGTCCGGACAGCGCATCGGAGAGTAAAACGTGACAATTTGGATCGAGATCAAGGTTGCCGGCGGGTCGCTTATCGAGCATGTCACGCAAGAGGCTAGCGAATTGGCAACCCGCTTAGGTATCGCCGTGACCTTCAGGTTTAACGACGTGTCTTGCTGGGCCGAGCCTGACGGCGTTAGTCCAGAAGTCTTCGCGTGTCGCTGGCGCGCGGCTTTTGATGCGGGCGGCACCTATCCAAGCTGCACCAATCGTGTACTGGCATCGGATAGAACGATGGGGACGCAAAGTTCATCGGAAACCGTGTCACCGAGTCCAACATGAACGAGCTAATACGCCTATATCTTAGCATCGAACGCACTTTGCTAGCGTTCGTTGAACTGAACTGCTATTGCGGCGGACGAGGCAAGGTCGATCCGACGGACCATATGGAGTACTGCCCATACTGGCAGGCGCTCGACAGAGCTTCCGACTCCACGGCGGGCCAGCAGGAGAAGCCGTGAGTTTGATCGAATCATACGATGGCTACTTCGCGCCTGACACCATCATCTCTGTCTCCATCCCCCGCGCGCACTGGCTGAAGATCAGCGCCGAGGTTGCCCAACTCCGCTCTACCCTCTCCCTCGCCGAGGAAGGGCTGGCGAACTACGAGGAGGAGATGCAGGCGCGGATCAAACTCATGGCGCAGAAGGATGAGGAGATCGAACGGCTGCGCGCGTGCCGGGCCGAGGCGCTGGAGAACTACGCCAAGCAGAATGCCGAGATCCAACGGCTGCAGCGCGCCCTCAACTTCTGGCTCCCCAAGATGCCGGCTGGTGACGACGATACCAGTGAGCTTTTCCAGCGTTTGGGAGACGACATCGCCCTTCTGGTCGGTTATGACGGCGAGATGGAGGCTGAAGCAGAGGAGCGCGGCTGGGTCACATTAAACGCTCAACCACAGGAAGCGAAGCATGGCTGAAGACATCGTGGACGAGCTTGAGGCCCGCGGCGACCCCCTCTCCATAAGGGCCGCTCGCTACATCCGCATCAAGCGCAATACAGAAGAAGGGCTAGAGCGAGAATTGCGCCGTATGTGCCAGAAGTCCTTGGCGCGCGAGTCATCAGAATACCCTACCGACGTGAAATAGTTTGACACGTACAAAATACGTGCTATATTGATCCCACTGAAACGGGAGACGGCCATGCAGATCAAGACCCAAGAGCATATCGACATGCTGGCCATGTTCGAGCGCGAGTACAGAGGCCGGATGGACAAGGAGCGTAAGGAACTGTGGGCGATGGGTCGGATCTATCAGGACGGCCAGGTCAACGAGTTGTTCCTGGCGTACCGGAAAGGCTACGCCCTCGCCCGTTCGGTCTACTTGGCTGGGTCGGTGGCCGCGTGAAGAAGAAGGCTAAGAAGCGCCCCGGCCGCCCCTCGGCGGCTGGAGGCCGAGTGAAGTTCACGACGACACTGCCGGCGGACATCGTGGAGTCTCTTCGAGAGATTGGAGGCGGCAACGCCTCTCAGGCGATAATTATGCTCGTCAAGGCCACGATGGCCATCCGAGTGACCGACAAGACGATACGATCCGTCAACCAAACAGACGAGCGGTGAATGAACGCGCGACAGCAAAAAATCTACGACGGACTGCTCAAGTTACCACCCGAGAACGACCATCACGCCTTGGGCGCTGCATACTGGCTAGGTCGCCGGAACCCCAAAATGCGTGTCGATGATGCAGGCCCGGTTGTAGGCGCTCCCGGCTCAGACGCGCGAGTCGCTTTCCGTGCTGGGAAACGAGCCGCCCTCCCAACTACGAGCGCATCTGCAAACAACCCGTTTCGCACTCGCGAGATGCGTAAAGCTTTTGAAGACCTCGTGAGCGCATACACTGAGCGCCGCAAAGTTCTGTTCCTACGTGACGGGACGCCGAACAAAGGTAACAGTCCAGCGAACGTGTTTTGGATGGGTTTCAAAGGTCAGAATGTCGGCGATGGTTTCGCGGATCGCGCGAGCCGTGAGATGCTTGCATACGCTCACTGGCGCGCAGGCAAAGCGTGCGCTTCGCTGAAGCGCTGACCAACTATGAACACGTATTGCGAAGAGCCTCGCTACGGCATGTACACGACGGGAACGAACTCCGCCGCAGATCGCCGCGTATCATCCTGCGGTGACTATGCTGAATTCCACACGGGCGGCCACGCGCTGTGCAAGGTCCATGCGCTACGGGCTGAGCGCGAAGGCAAAAAGGTCGAGCCGATGCAACGGGATCAACCAGCGGGGTGACGAATGAAGATTCTGGATCCGATCGAGCAAAGCGAAGCCCGCGCGGAGCGATGGGCGGACGAGCGCATCCTGGGCGAGAACTTCGTTTGCGACTGCGGGCGGCAATGCAAACTGGAGAACGGAGTTATCCTTTCGCCAGATCCTAACGGCATCCCTGTCTGCCCGGATTGTGCCATGGAAGATCCGGCTTATGCCAAGTGGTGCGCGGATCGCCCAAAGCTCACCGGCTAACTCAACAGGTGTTGAATGGGAAACGACGAGTGTGATGAACTACTTGAGGCGCTGGGTACGATCGGGCGCAAGTTCAATGGGTACGAGTACGGGCTTCCCATGCACGATGCCGACGAGGTGGAGCGGATGCGCGAAGCCGTTCGCGAATGGTTCGGCACGCGGCTATGATGCGACCGTCTAAAACATCACAACACCGGATTACATGTCACGGTATTGGATTGGGCAACAGGCTGAGTGCCCGCAGGAATCGTGACCAAAAAAGCCGGCGTCCGCACACTCTCCATGCCGCCCGTCGTGTATGACGTCAGCGCCAGCGAATATTGGCCTACAGGCAGGATCGGTAGCGTATAGCGCATCGTCGCTGGATTGCTGATCGTATAAACCGCGGATCCCGCATAGATGTGATAGCCCGCGAGCATCGCGCCAGCGACCGGTTTCGGTGCACTCCACGAAATCGTGATTCCGGTCACAGTGCCCGGCGTCGTGACCGGCGGCGCACTGACGGTGCCCCATACGAACTTGCTCGACGGCCACCAATTCGAAGTCGTCCCATTGTAGGCGGTGTTCGTGAACACCGAGTCCGCCGGCAGGATCGCGCTGGACGGTTGCCACGTCGCCTTACCTGCGCGCAATATCGCGATCACGAGGCCGGGCGCCGCGGGCTTGTATGCCGTGGCGGCACAGTTTGGCCATGGTATCATGGGTGTACCGGCGGCTGCGCTCGAGCACGTCAGGACGGAAGGAGGGGTTTGGGCAGCGAGCGGCGCGGAGAACGCGAGCAATATAATGAGGATGCGCATAAGAACTCCGAATGTGGAGCCCTAGAATACGCCGGTTACTTCCCCGTGGCCTTTGCGATTGCCGCCGTCAGCGCGGCCTCCGCCGAATCATCACTGCCAGCGATCTGCGCCCATTGCTCAGGGGTGAGCGTAGTTTGCCCATTGGCCTGTGCCTGCTGGATCAATTGGCCAATCTGGCTGGCGTTGTTGAGCAATGCCACGAGAAGATCGACAGCGACGGATACGGCGGTTCCCATTATTTGGCGCTCCCGTGTGCATTCAGATAGGCCTGAAGCGCGGTGAGTGCACTCGTAGCCAGTGCCAGTTCACTGGAGGCACCCGAGGCGTTTCCGGCGACTTCCGCGGCCTTGGCGGCGTCGAGCAGGCTGCGCGCATTCTTCTCCATTCCCTGTACGGCCTCGGCGTCATTGACCGAAATCGAACCGGTCGTCAGTGCGGTTGTCGTGGCCTGCACGACAGCAGTATGGACTGAGTATGCCTCGGCAAGCTGCTGATCGAATCCCTTGGGGGTCGGCAATCCGATGGAGGCGCACGCCTGCAGGGCGATCAGCAGAATTGCCAATAAGAGTCCATTTCGGTTGACGAAGTCTTTCATGGTGCTTTCGACAACGGTTTCTCGGCATTGGCCAGCGTGTTCGGATGCACATCGGCGCTGGCCTGCGTGAGGGTCAGCGGCTGCACCGTCGACCGAGCCCGAATGAATGTACCTACGACGGGCGCAATGACCGCGATCACCCCGAAAATAGCTGTGATTCCGTTGGCAACGTCTCCCGACGAACTCCATCCCAGAAGCTGACCGAGCTTTGGAAATACGGCGATCAAGGCGGAGACGGCAGTCGTTACGAGACCGATCTGCTGTGGCGACTTGTACCAAGGAATCGCGTCGAGGTTGTTCATGCGCCCTAGCTTACGCCTGCAGTAACGCTTGCGCTAGATTACGGCTCGAATGCCTCGACCGCCGTATTAATCACCCGCGTCGCCCAGCCGCGCCCAAAGGTGCGCCATGCCGGTAGTCCGGTGAGGAAGAAAATCCGCTCGACGCTGACCGACGTCATGATGCCGGATCGGCCTGCAGCGGCGCTAGTCGTCTGCGGACCCATCACGCCATCCACGGGCACCTTCAGAGCGCGCTGCAATGCCTTCGTTGCCTCGCTGACACCGGAATTGGCGGCAAAGTCCAACAGGACGAAGGCCAGCGGTTCCCAGAGTTCATCTCCGCGGATTTTGCCCCAGTAGTCCGTGCGGTAGATTTGCGTCGCCTGCCCGATCGTGAGGTTGCGGATATCCAGATTCGGATAGGCCCGTTGGGAAATTCCGAAGTTCGTCAGTCCGCCGGGATCGGACGGGTTTTCGACCAAGCCGCCCTCGTTCTTGAGCACATTAGCGATGGCGCGCTCGAAGCTCATTTCACGAACGCCTTCACCAGCATGATCATCCCGGAGATCGCCCCGATGCCGCCCAGTGCCCACGCCACCGTGCGCTCAAGGTACCGGATGCGCTTCTCATGGTCGGTGCCGATGCGCTCCAGATCCTTCTTGTGATTTTCGAACAGACCGGCCATGCGTTCATTGACCTGCGGTTGCGGCGCTCCAGCATCCAGCATCCGGTGAAGCTGCTCTACCATCCTAACAGCCGTTGGCCTGGGCGATGGCGAGTACCAGCAAGTTGCAATCCGCCTGCGTGCGACTGGCCGGCCCTTTCGCATCGATCGCGTCAACTGCCGTTTTGTTGGCCGGCGACAGTTCGGCATACAAACATGGATCAGTGACCGCCACCAACAGTACCTTTGCCTTCTGGATGACTCCGCCTGCTCCCATTGTCTTTCTCCTGCTTGTATGACTCTTGATCCAAGTTGCCTTGCGGCCCTCGGGTGTAATCTCCCGGCAGCATCAGACCGGAGCGATGGGCTACCACCGTCCAGTCGTCGAGTTTCAATTCTACCATGCGGTACTGGCGTTCCAGCAGGTCATAGTTGCGCGCCTGTACAGAGCGCTCGGCAATGTCGATACCCATCACGACACCGCATGCCCCGATGATGGTCACGAGCAATACGACCACAATCAGTGTGGCGCCGCCCAGATCGATGCGCACCACGTTGACGTTGGCGCTCTCGTGAGCCGTGACATCCGCCGAATGCTCGTTGTGCATCGCCTTCAAGGGCTGCCGCGATAGACCCGCGCCTCTACTCGATCCACTCGGCTGTCGGTACTTTCCAGATGTTTCTCCATCATCTGCTGTTTGACCGCGATTGCCTGCAACTCTTCCATCTGAAGGCTGATCCGGCCCAGCCACGCCACAATCGCTAATCCCACCAGCCCCAGTACCCAGTCTTTCCACGATGACTCCTTGCCGCCCTCACTGTAATTACCGGTCATTCGGAATCCCTGTTGTTCCCAGTCGATCTGTTCGATCTGTCCTTCAAGTTCTCGCAAGCGGCGCCCATAATCGGGGTCCTGATCATGCGGATCCTGGTAGCGCCGCGCTTCCATGGCTTGCTGGAAGTACACTACCGTGCGATCCCACAGTTTCTGCATCTCAGCCTTGATGAGGATGGCAACGTGTGTTTCGCAATCATCTTTTCTGTGTTCGAACAGACTCCCCGCTTGATTCATGACGCGTCCTATGTCTTGAAGTCCCGCACGTCAAACTCACCCTTCAGTTCGCTTTCAGGCAGCGTCCGGTATGCCTCCGGCTGCCCGTTCCGAAATAGATTCAAGATCATCGCGCCCGGCGTCAGAGCCTGAATCGAATGCCGCCGTGAACCGTCGAAATCATAAAGGTCACCCGCGCCCAAGTATACGGTTTCGGTGGCGAAGACGACATTAACGTGGCCGTTCAAAACGCATACGTTGTGGGCATCGAGATCCGTGTGCGCATGCCATGGCAGGCCGTCCTCGGCGGTATCGAAAACGTATTTGATGCCGAACACCGATCCTGAGAGGTAGTGCTCAAATCGCGTCATCAGGTGTAGATGAACGTGACTTTGCCCGGCGCGCCCGCTGAGCCGGGATTTATCGAGCCCAGCCCGGCATTACCGCCGCTGGGACCGGTGCCGAGCGCTCCGGACCCGGTTATGCCCGCGCCGCCGAGCCCCGTCGAACGACCCGGTACGCCTGCATGGCCGGCAGAATTCGTCGTTGTACCGCCGCTCGCTGTCGCACCCGCCGCGCCCGCCGTTCCCGGATTAGTGCCGCCGCCACCGCCCGGTGCCGTCATGGTCGCGAGCGTGAACGTTCCCGAGGACACCGTTGAAGCGCTGCCCGAGCCTGCGGACGCGCCGCCTGCCGAACCGCCCGTACCGACTGTCACCGCGATGGTCTGACCGCCCTTTCCCGCGACTGAGTACGAGCTCTCCGCGTAGCCGCCCGAGCCACCCGACGATCCGGTGTCTGCCGCGCAACCCGTGCCAATACCCTGACAGCCGCCGCCTGGCGCGCCCCAGTCGCCGATGACTACATTGGAGGCGCCGAACGGAATGACCTCAGTGAAAGACCCCGCCGTGCTGTAGGTATGGGTGACGGGAGGAGTGAAGGCTGCGAAGAACAGTTTCCAGACCCCGCCGACATTGACCCAACCCTGCAAGATGGTGCGCCACGTACCGCCCACGTTGGCGGCCGGCGCCACGAGGGTTTTCCAGATACCGCCAACGTTGACGTTCCATGTCATGTCAGTAGATGAGCACTAAGTCGCCCGACGATCCGCCGCTGGGCGAGCCACCGGACTGTACAGTGACAATGCCCGATCCCAGCGATCCCCGGTAAGCATTCGCCGGCAACTGCCCGACCGGTAGCGAGCCCGACACCTGTCCCATTGAAAGCGCTAACGACGCCTGCCACTGTGTGACCGCGCCGACTGGCACCTGTCCGTCCAATATCTGGCCACTCAATTGCGCAAATGTCGTGATCAGCGTCTGCGCATTAGCAATCAATGCGCCGTCACTCACAACCAGCGTGCGCGAGCCTTGTGGAAGATTTAAGGCGTTTCCCCCTGCGATAGAGAGAATGACAGTGAACGCACCCGACGTCGCATTGTAAATCGTCCATAGTCCACCAATGCCGGTCGGAATCTGATAGACCAAATTTGCCGATATTGTACCCGTGAATTCGATATTAATCGGGCGGTATTGAGCGAGCGTCAGCGCATAGGTGCCGGCGGTCACGCCGGTGACGTTGATTGTCGCGGTGCCCCCGAGAGCCGTGTCGATATCATCCCAGTCCACATTCACTGGAGCTGCCCACGCATTGACGTAGTCCCCTGATGCTGGTTTCTCAATGCCCTTGTTGGTCGTGAACGTACTCGGCATCAGATATGCTCCTGCGCGATCTTCAGCGCTTTCGTAATCGTCGCGTCGGGCACAGACAAAAGTCCCTTCGTGCTGCTGTCCGTTTCTTTCTTTGCTGCCTTCCAACGCGCGATGAGTCGATTTACAAGAGCCTCGTGATCAATCTTACCGCCCGTTGCGCGCTCAACACGTCCGCCAGTATCTCGATTCAGATTGTCACGTAGCGTCCGACTGACATTCTCAGCTTGCTTTGCTTCACGAGTTGACTTTCTGAATCCTGACACCTTGGAGCCTACCTTTTCACCGACTAATGCAGCCCCCGGAATTCCGGTTTTTGCTCCTAGTAATATTCCCGCCTTGGGCGCGTAGTTCTCAACGAAACCCGGCTCGCTTCCCATGCGCGCTGTCTGTGCTCCGGCTCCCTCGTATGGATGTGTGCCCGGCATAATATGCCCCGCCGCATTCAGAACTTGAAACTTGCGGATCTCATCAGGCGGAAGCGCGTCGAGTATCTTTTGCCCGACGCGGCTACTCAGCGTCTTGTTGGCAGAATTGGCATTCCAACCCCCCGCATTGCCAGCGCCTTGCGAGTAGACCTCGCGCGCCAGAGCGCCATGCATTTCTGCTTTGGCGCGCGTAGCGACCTGCTGTAATTCTGGCGGTACTGGGTCCATGCCCTCTGGCGCATCACGCAGCTTTCCTCGCGACAAGGTATCAAGCGTATCGTGAATATGGCGCCACTGATCGAGCGGCATGTTGTTCAGGATCTTTGGAATGCGATCGAAGTCCTTGCCGGTTTGTACGCCGTTTGGATCGACGTCGCCGAACACATCGCTGATGCCGGCGGAGTCCGAGAGCAGCCCTTTGTCTAAACGGTGAATCTTATTCCCGAGTTGGTATAACTCACCGCCGCCAGATTTCGCAATATCTTGATTGATCGCGTCGTTTATCTTGCCAATCGTGGCCGAGTTTTCAGGTGTCCAGCCTTTGTTGAGCGCCTTCGTCACGGCTTGATAGGCCGCTACACTTCCGGGCGCATACTGGGCACCCGTGATCGGGTCTTTGAACCCCACGGTCTTGGCGAGATTCAAAAGTTCTTGGGCACCTCCCACGACACTCTCATGCTTCATGAGTTTTGCCCCCGCCGTAAACTGCGGATCTTTCAGCATCCCTTCGGTGATATCGATGGGAATCTGAGTGCTGCCGTTCTTCTCGAGCGCTGTCTGATAGATCTTCGCTTTCTGTTGGTTCAGGTAATCCTTGAGACCACCTTCGCCGTAAAAAGCGCTGTTGATCATCTCGCCGCGCTGGTAGTCATTCGTCAGCGTCGGATCGGCGCCCGTGGCCTCGATGCGCTGTTGCGCGAATTTCGGCAACGCCCGCTGCTCAGAGCCAATCTGGGCGTCCATCAACGCGTTGGCTGGTGCCTGATTCGGATTTTTGGCTGCCTGATACTCGCTGCGGAGTGTCTGCTCGTTGCCGGTCAACACTCCCGTGCGAATACCCGCATCCTCCTTCGCATCGTTGAGCACTTCTTTCACGATGCCCGCGCGCGTGGACTGCTCAGCCGCCGGAACATCCCCGGAGTTTTTAGACAATTTCACCTGCGGGAAGGACGGCGAGCCGCGCCCCGCCTCTTGGCCAGTGAGTTCGAACGGATTTGGATTTACCTGCGCGGCACCCATGGATTTCGAGGTGCCGATGTCTGGTGCTGCCGATGCCGGCGCTGCGGCTACCTCGGGATCATCCATGCTGTTGACGAGTTTCGTCCACGCCATGCGCGGATTGATGGTTCCGCGAGCCGCCGGCAGCAACGTTGCGACATCCCCGGCCACATCGGCAGTCCGCTTGCCTGCGACGGCCTCAATACCCTGATGCGCCTTATTGGCCACATAGGTGACCGGAGTCATCAGCGTGCTCAGCCCCTCCTCATAGGGCTTCGCCTCAGGCCCGCCGCGATAATTCAACACCGGGTCGGTCTGAATCTCCTTCTCGACCGCCGCTTTACTGCCGCCCCAGTCAGGCAGGATGTCATTCGCGGCATGGGAGACGGCCTTCAGAGTCCCGGCGCCTGCGGCCAATGCTGCTTCACCCAGCCCCTTGAATGAACCACCCGGCTTGCCGTTCTCACCGGCCCAGCCCTGTCCCTTGGCGGCTTTGAAATTCGCGAGTTCCGCGGGCTCTGGCTCGCGGCCGACGCGGCGTTTGAATTCGGTGGCGTCGTAGGCCGGTTCAGCCGGCGCAGCGGATGTCGTCGCCTTCGTCGTCGGAATATTCCCAGTGGAGAAAAACGCGGTGCGCGCATCTCCGCTCGAGTCATCCGGCGTGTCATCGGCGCCTGAGGTGAAGAAGTCTGTCCGCGGGTCGTCGCTCATTAGGGAAGCGGCTCGAAAAAAGTCAATATGGACACATAATCGATTCCGTCTCTTTCTTCCTGATGAATCTTTAGGCCGTGTTTCTCCAGCACAGATATGACTTCCGATTCCATCGCGTGTATTTTTTCTGCATCCATATGCATGCTGTTTCCGAGCGTGGCGACGATCTTCAGTCGCGTCTTGGCGGATGGTTCAATATGAAAAAACTCGCGAAGTCTGCGCCCAAAATCGCAGGTGCAATGTCGTGGGCAATCGTCGGCATGATTAGGCACAACATTGCCTCGGAATACTGATGCGTTTTTTAATGCGCACGTGCACTTGGGCGGCTCAGCCAGTGATACTGGGCAACTTGGCGCATGGGCAACACTCATGGCGGAATACTCCCATTTTCCAGTGCTCTCAGATTTGCACTCTTCTGCGCGAGTGCCTTCATACCTTTGGCGCCGAGCCGCTCTTTCAGGTTGGCGAGTTCTGCCTGATCGCCACGCCGTATCGCATCCTCAGCGCGGAAAATGTCCGGATCGAAGTTTTTCGACCACGCGGAGCGGAACTTCTGGTAGTTGGCGAGATTCGGCGTTGATCCAGTTCCTACCGACTTGTCGAGCGCCTGCCGGTACGCGATAGCTCCGGTATTCAGTGCGTCCGCGAACTTCACTTTCTCTTGCAGAGCAGCGGGGGTGTACTCCGTGGTTCCGGTCGCGGTCTGCGACGCTGCCAACCCGGCATTGGTGTGCGGTACGCCCATTGCCGTAGCCGACATGGCCGCTTGCCGATTCAAATACGCGTCGATTTCCTGATATTTGGCGCCGGACGGCAGCCCCGCGACAGCCGCGAGTTTCTGAATGGTCTGCGTGCCGGGCCCAGTCGCGGTTTCGCCCGACAACTGCAGGAGGTGCTGATTGATGTTGCGATTGGTCGGCGCGACCACGTCCGTATTCGCACGCGTACCCTCGATGTCCTGCAGGATATGCGCCTGATCGGCGACAGGTTGCTGGAACTTCACCGGCGGCGTAGCGCCCGATGTCGCCACAGCTGGCGTGCTGGTCGTGGTCGCGCCACCGGCAGGCGCGCCCGCGCCTACAGGCACCATCCTTCCTGACTGCTGATCCCGAATGAACTGGTTGCCGAACGAGTCCGTGAATCTGTCCGCGCTCGGTGGGAGCGTCTGTTTCGCAAGCCCGATTGCAGGCGCTCCCGTGCGCGAATTGACGCGGTTACCTTCCTTGTCGTCCCATTTGTCGCCGGTCCATTGGAATATCGCGTTGTATTTCGCTTCAGCCGCCTTGCGCGCCACCGGATCCGGATCACGCGTCGCCGCGGCGTATAGTTGATCGGCTTCGACCTGCGCAGCTTTCTGATTCGCGTAAGTGTCGTTCTGTATACGCTGGTCGCGCGCCGCTGTGGCGTCCTGTACCGGCTGGTCACTGTTGAGCGCAATCGCAGCGCCCCGCGCCTTCCTCAATGCATCCTGTTCCTGCGGCTGCCACGGCGTCACGGCGTACTTCGACTTGTACCCATCCGCGAGTGCCTGCGCAGCGGCGCCCGGTGACTGCGGCGCATTGATCGGCGAGGTGGGTGCTGCAGGTGCCTGTGTAGGTGTCGTCCGCGGCGTCAAATAATCCTGCGCCGCATTCGCCTTCATGGTCGCGAGCCGATTCGCCACATCGACCCCGCGCGTTTTCGCCTGCTCGTTCGCCGTATCGGCCAGCGACTTACGCGTGTCGAGATACGACTGCGATCCTGCGCCTAGGCCCGCCGCAAGCGCCACGCCAGGCGAGCGCGTCTTGGCTGTCCCCATGGCCGCGAGCCCCGTCAGGATCGGAATCACGTTCTCAGCGGTCGCGTGCTTCTTCACCTTATCCCACAGCGAATCCTTGGATCCGCCGCTCACGCCCGCGCCGCGATCCGAATCGCTCGCCACTTCAGACGTATCGTCCACCGTGTCGTCGGTCGGCGCTCCGCCATCGTCGTACCCGCGCCGTCCCGCCACGCCCCCGCGCGCCAGCGCCTCATTGCTGAATATTGATCCCATGGTCGACGATGCCTGGTCGGGCTGGCCACCCTTCATGGCAATCTGCATGCCAGTCGGTCGCTTCACGAGCGCACCAGGGCTTTGGAGGTGCGCGTTCGTCTGACTATCTACGGGGATGTCGAGCTGATCGCCGTTGGTCTCGTATGGCGTTCCACCATCGGCGAACTTGCCACGGGTGATCCGGCCCCCGCGCTTTGCTGCCGCCGCAGCCGCTGCCGCATAAGCTGCCGCATATTCAGCCGCGAGGGCTGCGGCTTCGGTGCCCGCCGCATCCGCAGCAGCACCCGCCGCGGCGCCCCCTGCTGCTCCGGCTGCGGCGCCCGCGGCCGCGTCACCGGCTGCGCCTGCCGCCACTCCCGCGCCCGCATCCGCAGCACCGGTTCCTGCTGCGTCCGCTGCCACCGGTGCCGCTGCCTCACTAGCCGCTGGTGCTGCAGCCGTATCAGCCGCACCGAGTCCGGACGCATCGCCCGTCTGCAGGCCCGCGTCGAATGTCGTCGTCGTGCCGGGACTGCCGTCGACGCCCGCGCTGGGCGCCTCGAAGTTCGTCGTAGTACCCGCAGCGGTATTCGACGGCGCGGCCGCACCCGCGGTATTGCCGGGATTCGCATTCACGCCCGTGGCGGACGGCTTGGTCGCCCATTTGTAGCCCTTGTAGGCATCCTTCCCCAATCCGACCGCCTGCGACACGTGACTTGAGCCCGATGCCCCCGGCGTGGGTGTGCCGCTGGCCACCGTCAACTGATGGCTTGCCGCTGGCGCCTGGATATCGCGATGCTGTTGGCCGCCCTGGCTGCCATACATGTTCCGCTGCGCCGCGAGCACCGCGCCGAGTCCACCGTCGCTGTCATCGGGCCCACCGCCGTATGCCATCGCCGCGCGCCGAAACGGCACCACACCGCCTTCATGGAAATGACCCCGATTAGCAGCCTCCTCGGTTGCTTTACCGTAGTCGACGTACCGGAATCCACCCGCCACGCCGACCGCTTCGGGATGTGTCTTCTCGACATTCTGCGCTGACAACCCGATACGGTCGCGGTCGTCGCCCTTCATCTTGTAGCGGTAGATCGGCTGCCCGTCGAAGGTACGGCCGATCGGCTCCATGTCTTCTTTCAGGCGTTCGTCGGAGAAAAAGCCGCCAGGTTGCTGCGTGGTGGTCGTGGATCCGGAGAGCGCGCCTGTACCCTCCGCGATCGAAGCCAGGAACTGATCTACCTGGAAGGGATACGATTGCTGCTGCAGGAATTGGTTGTATTCCGCCGTATCCTGCGCCTGTTGCGTTTGCTGTTGCACGGTGCCGGCAGCTATTTGCGCCTGCGAACCCTGAAGTCCGGCGGATTGCGCGCCCGTACCGAGTCCCGCGAGCGTGGTCGCAGTATTGGCACCTTCGCCGTACTGAGTGGCTCCGACACCCGATAACGTCTGCGCAGCGGTGCCAAGCGCGGCACGATTGGCCTGCCCCGCGGCCAGACCGACTCCCTGCTGCTGCTGAGCTACGCTCTGCGCATTCGTGTAGCCCGTGTTGAGAATATTCGCGTAAGTCGAGGCGTTCGATAGATTCTGTTGCTGCTCAAGGTTCGCTGCGGCGATGCCAGTGCGGTCGCCACCGAACGCGCCGGACGTAATTGCGTTGCCAAGCTGCCCGGCCTGTTGCTGCTGGTTGTTCTGACTGAGCAATGCCGCCGTACTTCCTGCAACATCTTGCACGTACGGTGACATATATTTTTGGATGGACGCGGCGTCCAGGTCGCTGGGATTCACGGCCTGCGCTGAGCCTGCAGCTAATCCGGTGGCGGCCTGATTAATCGGGTTGACGCCGGCCTGTGCGCCGCCGAGCGTGCTTGTGGCGGCATCGAAATAGGGCTGCGCTTCGTTAGCGGCGGCGTTGGTACCGGCGATGCCGGATTGCTGTTCGCTGTTGACTGGCGCGACGAACTGGCCACCGTATTGTTGGAACGGCGTTTGCGCTGTTTGATTGGCGGCGGCGTTGACAGAACTGTATTGCGCGAGTACCTGAGGCGGGACCTGTACTTGCTGCGTGCTAGTGGCTATCTTTCCGCCCACGTCTAACTCCCTACAGCCGACGCGGGTACATCAGTGACGCCGTGTCCACCTGTCTTGCGACCCACCACCCAAAACGCTCCGCTAGGCTCTCCAAACACGCGACGATACAATTCAACTTTGTGCTTCGTCTCTTCAGACGACAATACACCAATCAGCAACGGTAACCCCAGTTTCTCCGCGACGCTGCGACTGAATTCGCACAGTTTGCGAGCCCGACCACCTTTCGCGGCTCGATATTCAGGCTTGACGAATACGACGCGCTCCTCGACACAGGGCTCATCGCTGTAAAAGAGAGTGCCGATGTTGAGAACTACGATTCCTTCGATCTCGCCATCCTGCTTGCCAATGCAGCCTACAAGGCCGTGATTCTGATTGAGAGCGGGCCAGACGGCCTGCGCCAGCAACGCCTGATTAGCCGTCAGCAGCGCATTTTCCTTCGCCGCCGCAATCGCCAGATCCATGACCTCGCGCATATCATCGGGGGTGCCGATGCGCAGTTTCAGGTCGTCGTAGATGTTGAGGGCGAGCATTAGCCGAACCGCCAGTCGAAAGGCTCCATGAACGGCATATCTTTGTGATACCAGGCAGTTAATTCTTTCGCCATTCGATCCAAGGTGTTTTCGACCGTCTCGCCTTCGCGATGCTCCCTGCGAAGCCATGCCTGATTTTCGGGCACATCAAATAACGGATGATCCGGGCCAAACGGCAGCGGATTTCCGATGGGGGTTGGTAGGCTCATGACTTCGCCGGCCCCGGCAGTTTCTGCAGCGTCTTGATCAACTCTTTGCGAATCTTCTTCACGAACGAATCCAACACGGCGTGGCCGGTATCCAGGTCCCCGCCGCCTGCCCAGCGAACCTCATCAGGGTTCAGCACATGCTCGCCGCCGGCCGCCACGATCGGCACTGAAGGCGCCTTGCCGCCGCTGGCCATGCCATATGGTCCACCCTTATGATTGTACGGCTGCTCGCTGCCGCCACGTGGAACGCCTGCAAACATGCGTTTTAGATTGGCGAAGCCGGCTGAAGTGTTGTTCTCGCCGAGGTGACTGACAACATCGGCGGGAATCACGTATGAGCCGCTGGGAACCCCGATGGGAAGATGGTCCGTCCTGCCTGCAACCGTTGAATGAATCGGCCCGGTGTGAATTCCTTTGGAGACAGAGCCGCCATCCGCCCGCTTGTGACGCCGTGCCACGTCGAGCGCAATCGCAACCGCTTGATCGTGCGGTTTTCCTGCCGCCTGTTCGGTCTCGATGTTTCGACCGATGTTGCGTTTACCGAGGGCGAGTGGCATCAGGGTCCTCGTTATAGATGCGCTGCAGGTCCTCGATGAATTTCTTATCGGATTCAGTCATCGGTTTCGCAAGCGCTACTTTGACAGCGGCAGGAAGGACCATTTCGTGAATGAAGCGTTGATGCTCAGGGGTTATCACGAGAACGACCCGCTCACGGTCATCCCGGCCCCCGGCACAATCATGATCCCAAATGATGCAGGCAGGTTCACCTCAAACACGCCCACAGTCATGGGAATCACGTACAGCGGCTTCGTCGTAGCGCTCACCGACGTACTGTCGTACACGAACCCCGTCGCGGCGCCCGGTACGATCACACTGATGCGCGCGATGCGGCCAGCCGAGGACTTTACAATCGTGGTTTGATTGAGTCCCGCGAAATTGATCGCGCCTTGGACATTGAGGTAATTTTGGGCGAGTGTGGCGAGACCCGTAACGAGGTTTTTGAGTACCGTGATGGCGTCAGATATTGAGCCGCCACCCTGCTGATTGTTCGTCGCCGTCGCCATTAAAATTTGCCGTCTGCCGCGTATCGGTACCGGAGTGCGCCAATCCGCCAAAAAGAACCTAAATCTTGGCTGGATATCCTGATGGATACGAGCCGCCCGCGCAATCGGGTATTGAAGTACTGGGTAGCCTGCGTCACAGAATATGGCCCGAACACCTGTGGGGTGTCGCCGGGGTAATCCACTACGAAAAACGTGATCTGCAAAACAGCCGTCTGTGCCTGCGACCGCTGGCCCCACTTCGCATCCGGCCAAACAAGATCCACGAACGTCTTCAGATCCCCCTCATTCAGCGTGAAGTATCCCGTCTGAAAGAACGCCGACATTGCCTGTCCGTCCGCATCATTCGAGGTCTCATGCTGGTACAGCAACAGCATCCCAGGATCGGCGCCGATCGGCGGCCCGAGCACGGACTGGTCGACCCACGCGGTGCGGGCCAGCGTACCGTAGTCCCAGACATTCAGCTCTGGGTTGTACTTCACGTAGGAGTCGTTCTCGCCCGAGCCGTTAGCGGACGGATAGAACCACTGGATTTCGCCGAACAGACTGTTGACCGCGACGCGGATTTTCTGGGTATTGGGGATTCCTGCAGGGTTCAATCCCGTGTTCAGGTTCTGAAACACCACATCCCAGACTGGGCATGGCAGCGGCAGCACGCCCGATCCGCCCAATGTGAAGAATTGCCGCGGCCCCATCCAGTAGATGATGCCATTCATGGAGCCGGCGGCCTTGCGCGCGATCAGCCCGCAACCGGTGCCGATCTCGTTGAACGAGTACACATAAGGCGGCCCGATGTACTGCATTGACCAGACGTCGACATCGGTCCAGATGAATCCCTGCTGCGGCCCCTGAATGGCCCCAACGATGCGCGAACCCTTCGGGATGCGGTACGAACCCGCCTGGTTCGTCACCAGCGGAATCCACTGGTTGTAATTCGACACGTCACACCATGTGATCAGCAGCGGGTCCTGAATGCCGGTGCGCGTGCTCCCCCACGCCACGATCTGGCGCTGTGGCATGGCGACAAAGATGCCGTCATTGACCGGCGGCCCGGCCGTGATGATCGTCGCAGTCTGCTGTCCCTCATCCCACTGCCAGATCGGTTGGAACGGCGTGATGCTGGGCGCAAACGTGCGGTCCGCGCACGCGATCAGGATCTCGCCCCAGTTGTCGAGCGTCCAGTCGGCGGCGTCGATCGCGGTACCGACAGCCGGTGCAACCGGGTTGCCGGTTCCATATCCACCGCTGCCGTAACCACCAATACCGTAGCCAGTACCTCCAGGTAAGGTGCCCTCGCCGAGGCTGTAGATGTACCGCGCGTTGCCGTTGTTCAGCGAGCCGCTGGTCGATGCCGTCGCCGGATTACCGCCCGTGATCGTGAAATTGTTCGCATCGACGATCGACTGGACGATGTAGTTGCCATAGAACGGGATGCCGCCGACCGTGGTCAGCACGAGTACGGGGAAGGTACCGCCGAGCGCGTAGGTGTAATTCGGTAGGGTGACCGTGACGGTGACCGATCCTGAGACGGTCGTGAACTGGGGCAATACTGGCGAACTGCTCGAGCTCGTCGCGGGATTCGGGTTGCCCAGAATATCGACCGACTGTACGGTGTACGCCGTCGCTCCCAGAAAGCCGTCCGGATCGCAGCGATAGAGTCCGAACAGCACGATGCCGCCGATCGCGATTTGAGTGGCGATATACACGGAATCGTAACTGGTGATGCCGGTCGTCGTTGTGTCAGTGATCGTGACGATGGAGTTGCCGGAGATCGTGACGGCGGCGGGAGCGATGTTATCGGTGACTGTGGTCGGGGTGATGTTCTGCAGGCTGCCGTTGGTGATGACGGCGAGTTCGGCGGATGACGTGCCGGTGATGGTTTCGGTGCCTACAGCCAAGTGAGAATTGTCGTTGAGATCCTCCCATGCCCACAGGGCGCGGACGATGGCTGGGAAGGGGAGGCCGAAAAAACGAGTGAAACCACCGAGTTTTTGAACAAGCGCACCGAGTTTAGGGTCAGGGAACCAGCGGATGAGTTGCGACTGCGATACGCCGCCGCCGTCGTTCAGCGTCTCGGTTTCTTCAGTGTTGACTCCGGGGTAGAGTTTTAGGGTGGCGTGCGGCATGCATCACCGCGTGGGCGTGGCTGAGGTCGGCGTCGAGTAACTCGACCATCCGCTCCCCATGAATTTCTTGCGATTCTCCTCGCTGATGGCGCCGAGTCGCAGCGCCTGATACTGTTTCTCGTACGACATCGGCATCGCCTGATCATCGGACACCGCGCTAAAGTTTCTCTGGAACGCACTGATGTAAATCATGCTGGCCATGACCAGCATGTCGGGCAGGAATTCCGAGATGTACGTGTAACTCGTATCCGCCGGCCCCGCCGTCGCAAACTGCGCCAATGAAGGCAGTCGAATGACACCCGTTGCGCGAACCGGATAGGCGAAGTTGGGCGTCGGTCCCAGTAGCACGTTGATCTGGGTATTCGCGCCATCGCCGAATGTGTCGCCGTACATCGCGAAATATCGCGGCGTGTTCGCACTGAAGGTGCCCGCGTAGCAGTTCTGAATGAACTCTTTCGACACCGGAATCAGCGGCGTAGAGTTAACGACCTGAGCGCCGTTGTTCTGCGTGATCTCTAGCGTTTCCAGCATCAGAAAATCGTTGATCGGAATTGAGAACAGATTCTGTCCAGCGACCAGCGTGTATGTATTAGCTGACCGTGCCTGCAAGAAATCTATGTCTCTCTGGATTCTTAACTCTGCGTAATTCAGCATCTGATTCGTGATCGTCTGCAGCGTCGCATCATCGAACTGCCAGACACCGGAATTCACAGATGTCGTCGCGACCGCCATTACGCCGATGTTCTGGATGTAGGCGTTGTACGAAAGCGGGTTGGTGGCGGGGGCGGTCATTAGAAAAGCCGTCCCTTGAATCTAACCTCTATAGTTGCTCCAATGCCTACATTGGTGGTGTTCAGATTAAATGCCGATCCGCTACCGTCAGCGCTGAAACTCAGATTTATCCTGTTTTGGGTCACGCCGTTGACATTCTGAGAGAGCACCTGCAGTCGCACCAGTATCGCGGTGCCGGTGCTATTGTATTCAAGAGAGCATTCCCCATCCGCGTAACCCGTGACCTGTGGATTGACGTCGAAAATGAAGTTGTTCGGCGTAACACTGGATATCTTGCCTCCTGCTGCAAAGGCTGTCGTCGAGTCAGTTCCCGTGGGAGTGTTCGTGTTTGACGCCGTCGCGTTACTGATGCGACTGGAGTAATTTCCGAGTGAGACGGCACCTGAATTTCCATATATTGCATGCTGAAGCGTGCCGGCATTGTTACTGATGACCCACGTAAACCCTTGGTCTATGTATCCACCGACGTCATCACGCAGGATGCTGAGCGCCCCCTGTAGCAATACCGTTCCGGATACATTATCCGTGCAATTGTTGCCAGAAATGATGTTTCCGTTGCAGCCGGAGTCCTCATGTATCCCATATTGTTGGTTGTTCCCTCCAGATAGATTTGTGCAAATGTTTCCGCATACCGTGTTATTCGTCCCGGTATAGAGGCTGATTCCGTTATAAGTGGTTCCGGGTGTTACAGTGCCATTGGCGATGATCAGATTACTGGTAATTGCGTTGTACTCACCTCCATACACTCGGATCCCGTCCAGGCCGTTGCCAAATATCACGTTCCCAGTGACGGTCACGAGATTGGCATACTGCAAGTTCATTCCGGTTCCAAATGGTGATGTGTGCCCGTTGTTCTCCAGGTAATTCCCGCTGATGGTTAGATATCCGGGAACGCTTGCGGAATTCGAGAAATTGACGTCAATGCCGTCCTGCAGGTTTCCTACACAAACGTTGCCCATGATGGTGGAACGCTGTGGAACCGGTGCCGTCGCGTTATTCCAACCGATGCCAGTCTGCGCACCGTTGACACATTCGTTGAACGAGACAGTGCCATATGCCAATTGCTGACAATAGATACCGGGGCCGGTCATCGAGTAAATTCGGTTACCGGTGATGATGCCGTACTGGCTGCCCCCGGAGGATGAGATACCGGCTCCGCCAGTGCTGGAGAGATAATTCTCGGTCGCGTCAAAGTTGACGCAGGCGGACGCGACACCGAAGGATATGGTGCCTCCCGACGCGCCGCTGACGCAGGATCCTGAGATTTGATTTCGACGGATGCGGATATTGGTGCTGCCGCTGCCATTCTCCAGAATGCGACCCGATGTCACGAGGCAGTCGGATACCTCGATATTGGCGCAATTGGTGCCGGTGATGTTGACGAACCATTTTTCTGCACTCGAATTCGCAGAGCAATTGATGACAAGACGATTGATCGTGATGTTGCTAACAGTGATCGTAAACAGGCTATTGGTACCGCCTGAGAGAACGATGGCGCCCGGACCTACGATTGAGGCACCCGCCACGGGTGAATGATTTCCTGTGGACTTAAACGTCAGGCTGGACGCGGCAAAGGATTGCTGCACGATCGAGACCGCTGCATTGATGGCGGCTGTGGAATCAGCCACGCCAGTACCATCACCTCCATATCGACGGAAATCTCCAGGCAGATAGGCGTAATTGGTCGGCGTTACTCCTGCGGCCTGCTCTGTCGGTGTTTGGTCGTATTTGACATTCAGATAATCGATGGATGTGACAGGAGGGCCGGTGGGTCCGGTCGGACCAGTCCCAGAAGGCCCTGTCGGACCACCCGCGCCAGTAGGGCCGGTGGGTCCCGTGCCGGATGGCCCAGTAAGCCCGGTAGG